ACTGTAAAAGAAAAGTATTGTGAACCTATTTGTCTTACCTGTTTTTTACCTGAAATTGTTTGATTTAGTAATGTAGGTCTATTATCTTTAAATTGTAATGCACTAAAATTTACTGTAGTTGGAAATTGTCCTGACATTATACGACTCCCATTTTTCCTTGATTGTTCATAGCATTATTAATAATGCTAGTAATTAATCCTTTTCTTGATGCTAAGAGTTCATCAAAACTAGCTGCATCTACTGTTGATATGTTGAAATTAACTGTAGCACCCATACCTTGACCTTTTGTATGATCTACAACAGTTTCATTTGGATGTAGTATCGCTGGAAAACCACCCTTTCCATCTACGCCTAATGCTCTAGCACCTGTTCCTGTAAAGCCACCACCATCGCCATAAAATAATTTACCCCCACCACCACTACTACTAGTAGGTGTTGATGTAGATGAACTTGTAAAACCAAACAAAGCTCTAAAAGGATCAACAAGTCTAGCTACAATTAATTGTTGTATAGCAACCCTTACAAGCTGCTCAACAACATAAGTAGCAAAATCTTTAAATGCAAACTTACCATTTTTTAAACCATCAATTATAGTATCTTCAAATTTTTTCATTGAGCCTATAGCAACATTATCTAGTGCATTTTTTAAACCATCTTTACCAGTTATTCCAGCTTTAAAACTTTCTAATGCATCAAGATTGTTTTGAAGTCCTTGTTGATTTTTTAGTAAAAATTTTTCAAAATCAACACCACCATCTTTTATACTTTGTATTAATTCATCCATTGTAGAACCAAAGCCTTCTGCTGCTTCACTTAGTTTACCCAAATTTTCTCTTTGTGCTGCCAAATCTTCTATTGCGTGGTTAGCTCGTACTATCTCTATTTTTGCATCAACAAGGTCTTTTTTAAACTGACTAAAACCAGCCATAACTTTCATTTGTGTTAATGACTTATTAATATGTGCTAAACCCACTCTCATAGCAGCGAAAGTACCACTTATACTGTTACCAAATAAAGCAATCTTATCTAAAAAACCTGCTGTTGCAGATACAAATGACTTAAAGCCTTCCATAAAACCAACTGCCATTTCTATACCAAGTTGGTTAAATCCACCAGCAGTAGAATTAGCATCTTTTAAAGTAGCACTTAACTTTTCACTTATTGCTTGTAAAGCTGGAACAAATGCAGCAAATATTTGATTTTTTACAGCACCTAATTGCAGTTTGACTACAGACATAGAATCGTTAAACTGCTCAACATTTTTAATTGTTTTATCGCTAAGTATTATGCCTAATTCATTAGCTCTTTTAGTAAAATCTTTTATTTGATCTGAACCACCTCTAAATACTTCAGAAAATTGTAAACCTGCTCTACCAAATAAATTTGCTAATACTGTAGCTCGTTCTGCTTCAGAACCTAATCCCATAAGCCCATCAGCAGTATCGTTTAAAATTTCTTCAAAAGTTCTTAAAGTACCATCAGTATTTTTTAAATCTACATCTAAATCTTTAAATATATCTGCTTGTGTTTTTAAACCCCTTCCAGCATCACCAATAGACCTAGCAAATTTTTCTAAGCCTTTTTGTGTTTGTTCTATAGTTGAGCCTGATTCAACAGCAGCTAATTGAAAAGCCTGAAGCGTATCTGTTGCAATACCAGTCCTTGAAGCTGTTTTTCCTAACGTATCAATATATTCAAAAGATTTTTTAACTAAAATAGCTAAACCAGCAGCAGCACCAACAGCAGCTAAACCAATACCACCAATCAGCTTTGCAGCTTTCATAGCACCACCACCTACTGTTTTCAAACTTTTAGAAACTTTATCAAAAGCTGCTTTAGTTTTATCAACAGCAGTTAGTTTAAATTGTATTTTTTTACTTGCCATTATTTCTTTGCCTTTCTTCTACTAACTCATAGTATGCTATCCATCCTTGATATTCATGGATGCTAATTTCTTGCAACTCTTCTAAAGTCTTGCCTAGTTTTTCAGCTAGTGCGTATTGCGAGTATAAATTAACATCCTCTATTAGTTTTTTTTAACATCCTCAATAGGCTCTTGTCCCATAATTTGAGTTGCTACACTAACTAATATTTCTTGATCTACATTATTTAATAAAGAACTTTTATCATCTAATGTAAATAATTTATCTCCATTTTCATCAAGTGCTTTATAGATAAGTACATAAGCCATCATCGTAAGATCATCATTCTTACTCATTTTATAAAGTTTAGAAGTTTCACTTAGCGTTAATGGCTTACTGTAAATTTCTAAAGGCTTATCTTCTTCACCCCATTCAGGCACTTTTATTACCTTTACATCTTGCTCTGCAAAATGTGTTTTAGCTCTCTCAATAGCTTTCATGATTAATACGTAGTAGTTGTTAAACCACCAGTACCTTGAACACTAATACTAGATTCTACCAATCCATCAAAAGATGAACTTATAGATTTTCCAGTTACAATAGCACTACCAGTTAGCTTGACTGCACCACTAGCTGTACCTTCAGGTGCAAAGTTTAATGTTACAGATGATCCAATAGCTAATGCTGTTTGACCATTAGTATCTGTTTCATCATATATAACATCAACTGATCCACTAAAGTCTTTGATAGAAGCTAAGTAAGTCTTTGCAGAATCACCCATGCTAGTATCTTCAACTGTATCTATTGTTTCATCTATACTAAAACTTCTAATTTCAGCAATAGCATTAGAACCAACTTGTACAGTACCTTCTTTTCCAAGATGTGTTGCCATAATTATTCCTCGTTATGTTTAGAAGAAGATTTAGATTTATCTTTCGATGGGATTGCTTCTTCTTTCCAACCCTTTTTCTTTAAATATTCAACACTATCAGGATGAGCATTTATAGAACTTTTACCATTTGGTGAAATCATTTTCATAATTGTACCTCGTTAAACTGCTACATCAGGTGCTGTTTCCTGAACATAGTAGTTAGTTAAAAATGTGAGAACAGCATAGCTTAGTGGTTGTTCTCCCTCTGTATTATATTCTATTTCAGTTGATTGTAAAAAGCAGTCTTTTGCAAGACTATTTAAAGTTGTATCAGCACTTATTGCTACTTCAACTTCTTTACATATCTTATCAACTTGATCGTCAAAGTTGCTAGTTTGTTTTACATAAACCTCAACGATTAATTCTAATTCTCTACTCATTAACCTGTTTGTGCTTATCACTAAAGGTTCAGAAGTTTCGTTTTTTGTATAAATTACTAATGCTGGTAAGTTTGTATTTTCTAAAGGATATATTCTAGTTTCAAATACATTACTTCCTGTAGTAGTAAGACCAGTCAATACTGTACCTGCTCTTTCTCTTATTTGTTGTCTTATATGATTTGCCATTAAATTTCCTCTAACATCAATGCAGAGAAACCTGTTCTATCTGATTGAGCATTAACAATAGTATAATTTTGTGCTGCTTTTAATGTGTTTCCATCAACATCTTTTATAGCTGATACATTTAAAGTATTTCCAAAAGCAATATTAGGAATATCTATTGTTCTACAATATGCAATAGGTTTAAGTGCTTCTACACCTGTTCCCTCTACTTGTTCAACATATTCATTATTAATAATTATGTTTATTGTAGTAGATGATCCACCAACTGTATAAACAGCAGTAACACCATGTCCAAAATTTATATCTAAGTAAGCACTCATATCTTCTTCAGTTTCTAGTCTGTATTGCGACATTATGATTTCTCCAATGTAACACTTACATAACCTGTATTATCAGGTTCTACTACTTTAATAAAAAAAGTTGTTTCAGGCGTAAGAGTGTTGCCTTTGTTTGTTGTTATAGCATCAACAACTATTTTATCTCCTTGTGTAATATCAGGTGCATCACTTGATTTTAATATTGCAGTAGGTTGAAAACCCTCTACTGATATAGACTCTCCCTCAATGCTAACATAGGGTTGATCTATTATAAGATTTATTAATACTGAAGAACCATTGTCTATTAATCCTAAAGTATCAATTAATGGAAAGTCGTCAAATAGCTTTCCTGATTCAAAATAAGTGCCAGTAACTCCATGCCCTGTTGTAGCATCAAGGAAAGAAGTAAAATCTCTAGCACTCTCAATAGCCATTTTTACTTACTTCTTTTTTTGACTTTAGTTTCTGATTTTTCTAAACCAACACTTCTATTAGATTCTTTTTTTGGTTTGCCTTTATATTCTTCAGCTTTACCATATCCAACAAGTGATCTACCTTCATCAATAGATAGTTCTATTACATCACCTGCTTTTACTTTTTCTTTGTTAGCTATTGTATCTTGTAAAATTAAATATTTCATTTTTCCACCTTTTGTAAGATGGGTGGAAATTAATCCACCCATTTTGTTTGTACCAAGTACCATTAACTTCCAGCACAGAATGAAACTGCGTGTCTCACAGCTACATCGACTGATTGTAAAGCTACTATTCTAACTGTACCTGAACTTGAATTACTATAAGGGTCCACTACCAAGTCAAGCCCCCCAAACATTCCTACAAGTAAGTCATTAAAGTTACCAAATACATAATTGTTTGCAGTTAATTGAGGTGAAACAACGACTTTATAGCCATTGATTTCATCATTAACAGCTACAAATTGTGCTGTATTGGTTGCTTTTTCAGTAGTTTTTAATGTGCCATAGTTAGTTGGATGCACTATGTAAGCTAAGTCGCCAAGTAAAGCATTATCAACTCTTACAGCAGTTTCCATTGAAACCATTTCTGCAAATGTTGGAGCAGCAGCACTTGAAAGTGATACTGTATTAATGCCTGAAGTATTAGTAATACCTGTTGGATTACCTGAACTTCCTGAACCCTCTAAAGCTGCATCATCAATAGCAATAGCCATAGATTGTGCTAAGTCATTTCTAATTAAGTTTTCAACATCAATAGATGATTGAATCATTAATTGTCTTGTAACATCAGTAAATGCACCTAAAGTTTTTGGTGACATGCTTACTGAACCAACAGTAAATTCTGATTCACCAGCAGCACCACCCTCTGAACTAATAAATGCAGCAGTTGAAGCAGCAGTTTTTCTTGGGATTTTTACATCGCCACTTAGTCCATTAAGCATAGTTGCCATAGGCATTACAGCAGAGTTATTTCTTAGAACATCTATGAAATCACCAGCTCTGTAATCTTGTCCAATAAGATTTGAGTCATCAGAAGCGTTTAAATCTCTCTGATTCCAGTTTCTTAAAACTTCATCAGGAAGCATTACGCCTTGTGCTGTTTTCCCATAAGCTCTTTGAGCTGCTTCTGAACATTCAAATTCAAATTTTGCAGCTTCTTGTGCTTTTCTATCTGTAGGATTAGCCATAGCGTTAATAGCTCTCATTATGCTAAATCTTTTAGTTTCTTTTTCTGTTAAACCAATTTCTGTAGGAGTTTCTAAAGAAACATCATTAGAAATATTTTCTAATAATTCTCCTCTAAATTCTTCAACAGAAACACCATCTTTAATAGCTTGATTAGCTAAATCTCTTTTATTGTGTCTTACACCAAGATCAATAATTTCTTTTGAGTTCTTTTGAAATTCTTTTCTTGCTTCATCAACACTTTGTGATCTAACTTCATCAAGATTAATTTCTTTTTTCTCGTCCATTATTTCCACCTTTGTTGTGTTTAAAGTTTGTTTATCTTCAGAACGACCAACTCCGACTAATCTACTAGCATCTGCTGGAATACTTACAGAACTAATTTCCATAGGCGTCCAACTTGCACGATAATAAGTTTCATCGTCTTTGTTATATCGTTCCATCTTATCTACTCTGTAGCCAACTGATATATTCATACGAATACCATCAACTACATCTCTAAAAACTTCTTCAGCAAGAGCAGATTTTCCAAATCTGACTACAGCTATTGTCCTTTTAGCTGTCTGATCTAGTTTAAATTCTTCTATTACACCAATTTGCTGTTTCATATCATGATCTAGCAATAATGGTGCTCTACCTGATTGCATAAACTCCATGTTTATATTTTCAGGTGCGTGTCCTAGAACTTCCATTCCAAAACTACGTTCTACTGGTTCTTCAGAAGATACACCAACTCGAACCAACCTTTTCTCTTCATCCACAAATTCAGACCTAGATAAATCAATAGTTCTATAGCTAGTTTTTAAACTAACAACATTTCTATTTTTATCTTCATCTTCTTCATTGTGATAAGGTCTAGCTGATTCCATTTCCTTATCTTCTTCTTCAACCACTTCTTCTTTATCCTCATGATGTTTTGCAAACTCAATGATAACAGTATCATCAGTTTCATTCACATTAAGGATATGTCTATCTTCTTTATCTTTCATAGCTTTTTCCTCTTTCGATGATAAAGGATGTGATTCAGGAAGCAAATCAGTATCATGCTTCCCACCTTGATACCTTCCATTTCGCAAAGCGAATAGAAAGCTGTTTACTCTAGCGTATGCCCATTGTTCAGGTGAGCTTACATTAGGTCTTACTGAAGCTGGATTAGTTTTATAAGCACCAATCCCTCTTTCAAAAACTGTTAGTAATGTTCTGTATGTTGTTCTTTTAGAAGCAGCATTATTCACTTCTTCATTATGTTCTTCTACCTTTTCTCTTAATCCTTTTTCAACAGCATCAGAAACTTGTCTATCCTGTTGAGCCTGACTTGCTGATCCTGATTCTTTACCCTCTTTATATTTTATAGCTTCAAGCACAACATCCTTCATTCTTTGTTCGCCTAAATTACCGATAACACCCCACTTCATTTGTGCTATCACTCCTGCAATATTAGATGGTCTAGCTGGTTTATCACCTGACTTAAATTGTGAACCATCGTCAAAATGTCTTGCAGCCCAAGCTTCTCTTTCCTTTATCCACTTAATAACACCATCAGTTTCTTCACCTGCTCTTGCCTTAGTCCATAAATTAAATGCTTCATTACCTCTTATGTTGCCACCAGCTTTGTAAATATCATTATCATTTTCTTTTACACCAGCTATAAAGTCATAATCAAATTGTGGATATTGTGAATTTCTTAGTGATATTTTTTTATCATCACCTTGTGTTGGGAAGTTAGTCGCCATCTTCTTCGCCACCTTGTATATTTGCTTCAACTGGTAGCTTAGTTCCAAATGGTTGATATGCTATTTCTATACCATATTGTTTTGCTAACTCAACTTCTTTTTGATGTTGTTCAAAAAGTTCTTCAACATCTCTACCATAAGCAGCACTTATATCAGCATAAGTAATAGTTCCATTTTGTAAACCTAATATATTTGATTGCATTTCTTTTAAAGGATCAATCCAAGCAAAACTTCTAGGTATATAACTTACAGCTCTAGCAAATTTGTCAAATTTACCAATTGGTAAGTTTATATAACCTGTAGATATAGCCATCTCTAACCATGACTTAAATATAGGGTTTATAAAATGCTCTATTACAAACTGTTGATACATTTGATACATAGACCTATCTTCTAAAGCACCTTGTCTGATGCTTGAATAATTTACAGAAGTTAAATCATTACTTAGTGCGTGATATGAAATATTAAGACCTGATGCAATACTTCTTAATACGCTAGTTGTAAATGGTTCAAATGCAGATGTTGGAT